GTTACTTTGGGGGTAGATAGAGAGAGTCATAAGATTTTCGTGAGGGAGATATTCAATGAGAAAGTCAGACCAGACGCGCTTTACGATGCTATGTTTGACCAAGTCGTTCGGAACAACTCACGTATACTTGGTGTTGAAGTTACTTCTCTCCACCAGTTTATCAGCCAGCCTATCGAGAATGAAATGCGAGTTCGTGGGGTGTATCCTACTTACTTAGAACTTCATGCGGTGGGTAAGAAGGCAGATAGAGTTGCTACGTTGGCACCCCTTTATAAGTTAGGTTATATGTATCATAACAAGAATAACTGTGGCCCATTAGAAGCACAATTAAGGTGGTTTCCACGCTCAAAGTATTGGGACGTAATGGATGCAACTGGTTATATTACGAAGATTATGGATGAGTTGGATTACTATTTTGACCCAGAAGATTTGGGAGATGACCCTGAAGAAGAGTTTAAGGAATTGAAATATGAAGATCCTATTGGTGATTGGAGATCGGCTTAATGAACTATGGTAAATTATTAACCAAAGGTGAATGGAGAAATTAGATGAATGTATTACAAGGAAATCCGAATGGCCCTGCTTCTACTTCTTCTTATTTAGAGAAGGACTTAGGTTATAAGTATCCATATGAATTGGACTTGAGACCTGGTTCTAAACTACATGAGAAACTAAAGAATGAAGTACTTCGACGTGCGAGGGAAAGTCATTCTGTTGTGGCAAATAGGGTTACCTCTTGGAATGAGATTGAGAGGGTAATGACTGCTTATGTTGAGCCTAATGAGGAAGATAGGATTATTAAAGAAGGTAACTCACGTGCTCCAACGTCAATAGTGTTCCCTTACAGCTATGTGATTATGGAGACTGTATTGACGTATTTAGTTATGGCTTTCTTGAATGACCCTATACTTCAGTTTAAGGGTGTGTCACCGGAGGATACGGTTGGTGCTATCATGCTTGAGAAGGTGATACAGAATCAGTGTGATGTATTTAAAGTGGGACTTTCCCTTCATACATTTTTGCGTGATTCAATAGTATATGGTATAGGTGCAGCAGCTCCTGCATGGGAAAAGAAAATAGGTACGACTATAAGGGAAGATAAGAGTGGATTTTTAAGTTATTTCCGTGGTCATGGTACTAGAGTATATGAGGAAGAAGTAATATATGAGGGGAATAAACTTACCAACATTGACCCTTATCTCTATTTACCAGACCCACGAGTTCCTTCACATCGTACTCAGGATGGTGAGTTTGTTGGTTGGATAGACCTCACTTCCAGAATAGCCCTGATGAGGGAGGAAAAGGTAGGAGAGGAACTATTCAATGTAAAATATTTAAGAGATAGTCAGTTGAAACGGACTTCTATTTTCACCGCGGAGGAATCACATAGAAATAAGAAAACTGGGGTGAGTAGTTACAGTTCTTATGATACAAGAATAAGTAATCCAGTTGACGTAATTTATATGTTTATAGACTTAATCCCGAAAGAATGGGAGTTGGGTGATAGTGAGTATCCAGAGAAGTGGCTATTTGGTTTAGCTAATGATTCTACTATAATTAAGACTAAGAAATTGGGCCTCGCTCATGGGATGTATCCTATCATCACTGCCTCTCCTGACTTTGATGGATACTCCATCCTTCCATTAGCGAGGTCTGAAATACTTTATGGTATGCAAGAAGTACTTGACTGGTTGTTTAACTCGCATGTTAGCAATGTCCGAAAGGCCATTAATGATATGTTAGTAGTTGACCCTTACTTGGTGAATATCGCAGATTTGAAAGACCCTCAACCTGGGAAGTTAATTAGGATGAGACGTCCTGCATGGGGAAGGGGAGTTAAAGATGCTGTTCAACAGTTAGGTGTAAATGATATTACTAAACAAAACATTGCTGACTCTTCATTTATTATTCAGTGGATGCAGAAGATAGGTGGGGCTGATGATAGTATGATGGGTTCCTTACGTCAAGGTGGTCCTGAACGTCTCACAGGTGGTGAATTCCAGGGGACACGTGCAGGGGCTATCTCAAGGATGGAAAGGGTTGCAAAGGTAATTAGTCTTCAAGGTTTGAAGGATATGGCTTATATGTTTGCTTCTCATACTCAACAGTTAATGAGTAAGGAAACTTATATTAATACAACTGGTAGGTGGCAAAGGGAGTTGAGTCAGATATTTGGAGACGTAAGTCAGATGAAAGCTACTCCATGGGACTTAATGATTGACTATGATGTGGTCGCTAAGGATGGGACAATTCCTGGTGGGATTGATAGTGCAGCGTGGATTAGATTATATGATATCTTGGCAAAGAACCCTCAATTGGGTAGTCAATTTGATATGGTCAAAATCTTTGAATATATGGCCTTAAATATGGGAGCTAAGAACGTACAAGATTTTAGGATAAGTCCTAAAATTATGTCAGATGACCAAATAAATAGGGAGAGACAGAAGGGTAACTTGGTACCTATGGAAGGAGGAGAGGGCGGTGGAATATAGAAGTACTCCAAAAATGTTTGAGGAGTTTGTAAAAACTAGCATTTGGTTAGATATGAAAGGTGAGCTTGAAAAGTGGCTCGAGGATATTAGAACGATGCTAGAAGATGTGGAAGGTAGTTTGGATTTCGGCGGCTTGAAGAGGTTACAAGGTAGTGCAGATGCCGTTAGAAATATGATGAACCTTCCAGAGAACGTGATGGATAATATAGAAGAAGATAATAAACGAGAAAGAGAGGATAAAGAAGATGGCGGAAAAAGTTGAGGATGCTTTACAGAATGAAGTTAATGAAATGTTAGGTGAGATACCTCCTGGAGTTGAGGAGGAATTACCTATAGAAGAAGTGCCTGCGGAAGAACTACCGGCCGAGGAAGTTCCTGCAGAAAAAACACTCGAAGAAATACCTCTTGTTGTTGAAGGAGAACTTTCCGCTGAGGAAGTACCTGCTGTTGTTATTGAGGAGGAGTTGGGTGAGGAAACTATGGACGAGATGAGAACTCGCATAGCTACACTCATGAATAGGGTGGAAGAACTTACCGGAGAGTCGACACTAGAACCGAGTAAAGAGAAAGTAATTGAGGAGGAAAAACCTATAGAGAAGGAGCCTCCGAAAGAACAAGTACCCGAGCTTGAGATAGATGTTCATAACTTCCTTGAGGGAGTGACTATCGATGATTTAGTGGATGACGAAGCGAAGTTCAATGAAGTCCTTAGTAAAGTTTATACTAAGGCGGTGGAGACAGCTAATAAACAGGTGTTTGAGAACGTGCTTCTTGCTATTCCCAATATAGTTTTGGGCCACGTGAATCGAAGTACAGTTGTCGGAGAGATGGTTAAGAACTTCTATACTGTCAATGAGGATTTATTGGGTGTTAAGAAGACCGTTTCGGCAGTTGCAAATAACCTCCATGCTGAGAACCCTGACTGGGATTTGGACAAAGTGTTTAAAGAAGCTGGGCCGAAAACTCGTGAGGTATTAGGTATGAGGAAACAAGCTGTTAAAGTAAAGAGTGGTGGTAAGTTTGATGACCCTGCGTTCAGAAAGGAAGGTGGAGGAAAGCCTCCGGCAAAGCGTAAGGACACTTCTCTTCAAAATGAAATAGATGAATTACTTAATTTATAGGAGGATTTAATTATGTTAGGAAATAAAAGTTCACTTCTTAATGCGATTGGACTCGGTGACCAGCGTTCTAGTGGTGACTTGAGTCAGAGTGGTAAAGTTGTTTTTGCCACTACAACTCTCGCTATGGATGTAAACGATCAGGCGGTTAGATGCGATTCTTCTGATGGAGCTTTTACAGTTACACTTCCATCAGTCCGTGAAGCAGCTGGTAGAATCTATTCTATTGTTTTTGTAACAGATAATGGTGATATTACTATTCAGGACAAAAATGGCGATGCGGCTTTTGGTGATATTACTATGGATACAGCTACTGACTTTGTCATTCTTTACTCTGATGGGTATATGTGGCACTCTCTTGCTGCTAACGCATAATAGGAGGTAAAGTTATGAGTTGGAAAGGTGATTTAATAAAAGCCGGCATTTATAGTGACGGTAATAACGTTGATATATTTAGAGGTAATCTTTCTGTTTCAGGTGGGATGTTAGAGTATAATCCATCTGGCGGTAAAGATTACTATGTTGATGGTAATGATGGTCAATCAGGTAGAACTGGATTCGGGTGGGATAATTCTCTTGATTCTTTGGTTGAGGCAATAGAACTATCTAATACTTGGATAGGTGCTACCGCAAGAGGGTGGGCAGTCAGGAATAGAATCTTCGGCAAGGGTGATAAACTGACTGAGAATCTTACAACCTTCCCTACAAAGTGTGACGTTATAGGCGTTGGTTCTTGTGATGCGTTTGTAGGGGCTGGTATTCTTGGTAATCATGCTCCCACAGGTGAGTACTTTGGAACCAGATGGATTAACTGTAATTTCTTTCCTGCTGCATCAGGGGATATAATGACAATTACAAGCTCTGGTTCAGGTCTCCAGTTTATTGGATGTCGTTTTGTTGGAGTGTGGGGAGCTTTTACAGCCCCAAGTGCTATTGACATAACAGCTCATCCAATGGCGAAGATAATAGGTTGCGAATTTGAGGGAGCATTTAGTGGTGACGTAATTGATGTCGGCGCTGGGGATGCTTCTGGTATGAAGATAGTTGGTAACAATATTATTGGTGGAGCTGATAATGGTATCGTTGTTACTGGAGTTGCAACGGTAGTTGGTGCGACAAGTCGTGGTCTGATAAAGGATAACTTTATTCAGGTTGCTGACAAGGTTATTGATGCTCGTGCAGTGAGTGTGTATAACATTATGGGAAACAGAGGGATAAGTGCGGAAGCTGCGGCTGGTGATGCCTATGTTATCGACCCTACATTCGCTGTTGACAATCATATAACTTTTGGTGATGATTCTCATAACATCCCAAGTATAGCTGATTAACTAACCAATTACGTAGGAGGTAAATGAATATGAGTGCATTTTTAGGAATGAGAGGAACTGGCGATTGGGCAGATGACCAGCGACCCAAGAACTGGCGGGAGGGTATACTTTATGAATACCCTAATGGTAGCGCTCCGTTGACGGCTATGATGAGTATGATGAAAGAAAGTTCTGTGGATGACCCTGAATTTTACTGGTGGACTAAGTCCTTGCCGGTTCAAGGTGGTAATGTAACTGCCGGTGAGATTTATACTGATGCATTGATGAGTGCTGCGGCTGGTGATGCTGGAGTTGCTGGGGATATTAAGTATGTGAAGGTAGCCGAATCTGTGGCAGATCATTTCCGTGCTGGTCATCAAGCTATGTTGAGGGACACTTCTGACTATGATGTCGATGTTAATGTTAAAGTAGTTGCGGTTCAGAAGAATGGTGCTTCGAGTTGTATTACTGTCAAACTCCTTGAGGATGATGATAATAGTGCTACTCATGGTATTAGTGATGTTGATAGGATTTTGATTATTGGTAACTTGAATCCTGAAGGTGGCGCCATGCCTGATTCGATTCAGTATGACCCCACTAAAATTTACAACAAGACCCAGATATTCCGTTCGCCTCTGGAGATTACTAGAACTGCACGTCTCACGAGATTGCGTACTGGTGATGCATATAAAGAGGTAAAACGTGAAGCTCTTGAAATGCATTCTATTGAAATGGAGAAGGCTTTTATCTGGGGAATCATGACTGAGAACACTGGAGATAATGGTAAAATCGAGCGTACGACTCGTGGCTTGATTAACATTATCAGGACGTATGCTTCTGAGAATGTTTCTGACTATTCTCTTGATACTGATTTCTCTGGTGAGACTTGGTTGGCAGGTGGTGAGGAATGGCTAGATAACCGTTTGAGGTTGATGTTCAGGTATGGTAGGAATGAGAAGATGGTCTTCTGTGGTGATGGTGCTCTACTGGCGATAAATAGACTTGCGAAATCAAGTGGTCAGTTTACCCTTACTGCTCAGACTATGGCATATGGGATTAACGTCACTACGTGGCAAACCCCGTTTGGCAAAATCTATCTCAAGACCCATCCGTTGTTTAGTTATGAAACAACTAACCAATATTCTATGGTAGTGTTTGAGCCTGAAGAATTGAAGTATCGTTATATTACTGATACCAAATTCTATGCAGACCCAGATAAACAGAACACTGGCTGGACACGGAGGGATGGTACGAGTGAGGAGTTCCTGACTGAAGCCGGTATGGAGTTCCATTTCCCAACTGGTTGGGGATATCTCAATGGTGTTGGTAAAGATAATGCTGTTTAGTCTTACCAATTAAGTAGTTTAATTAACTTACCATAGGAGTGGGGCATTCCGCTCCTGTGGTAAATTATTAATCGTAGGTGGTAAAATGACTAAGAATATAACTATTAAAGATGTTAAAGATAAGAAGAATAAAATGGAACTAGACA